GAAAAGGACACTTTGGTTTGCTTGAGTTGGAGGGATTTTAAGAAGTTAATAAGCCCGCTACAGGCATCTGATGAGATTAAAAATGAAAATTAAAGCAATTCTGTCAAGAACGACAACCGATAAAATAAAATCAAGAATTCTGTCTGATGAGTTGGCAGAATTGGTGTTTGAGTGCTATATTTAAAATATGAAAGTAGTAGAAGTTGAAATAGAAAAATTAAAACCAAGTGAATATAACCCAAGAGCATTAAGCGAAAAGGAGGCTTTGGATTTGGAAAAGAGTTTGCGAAAATTTGGAATGGTTGAGCCGATTGTAGTAAATTCTGCTTCTGGAAGAGAGAATGTAATTATTGGCGGGCATCAAAGGTATTTTCTTCTAAAAAAGATGGGTTGGAAAAAAATTCCTGTAGTTTATGTAAATATTCCCGATTTAAAAGAAGAACAAGAGTTGAATTTGAGGTTGAATAAGAATTTGGGGCACTGGGATTGGGATATGTTAGCAAATTTAAGTGAGGATTTATTAAAAGAGGTTGGATTTGAAAGCGAGGAATTGGATAAGATTTTTAGTTTAGAAAGAGAAGATGAAGATGAGGTACCAGAGCCAAGAAAAGAAACGGATATAAAATATGGAGATATTTTTCAATTAGGGCGGCATCGGGTTATGTGTGGGGATGCTACCAAGAAGGAAGACGTAGAGAAACTGATGAAGGGAGAAAAAGCGGATATGGTGTTTACTGACCCGCCGTATGGAATGAATTTAGATACAGATTTTTCGGATATGGTGGGAATTGGGCGTGGAAATAAATATGAAAAGGTTATTGGGGATGACAAACCATTTGACTATCGATTATTTGACTTTCTTAATGGCATCAAAGAACAGTTTTGGTGGGGAGCAGATTATTATGTAGAGACACTACCTAATTTCGGTAAAAATGGTTCTTGGTTTGTGTGGGATAAAACCGAAGGCGGAATTAGGACTAATTCCGCCTATGAAAAACAGTTTGGAAGCAATTTTGAATTATGTTGGAGCAAGGCAAGACACAAAAGACAAATAATTCGTTGTTTATGGAAGGGTATATTTGGTCTATCAAAAGAAGACATTAAAAAACGTCTACATCCTACTCAAAAACCAATAGCTTTATGTGAATGGTTTATAGAAAAATTTAGCAAACGAGAACAGGTTATAATTGATTTATTTGGCGGTTCAGGCTCAACCTCAATCGCTTGCGAAAAATTAAACCGCCGATGTTTTGTGATGGAGATTGAACCAATTTATGTTCAGGTTATCATAGACAGATGGGAAAAGTTTACCAACCAGAAAGCCAAAAAATTATAAAAAGCAGAGGAAAAACAGGGGAATAACTATGCAGGTAAAACTTATCAATCCCCGAGGAAGAGTGGTAATAGTTGACGAAAGAGAAGTCGAAAGACTTCTAATGAAAGGATTTTTAAGGGCTCCAGAGGGAATTAGTCAATATAATCCAATTTTTGATAAGGGTTTGAATACTTCACCGCAATATACTGAGTTAGAAGAATTAAAAAAACAAGAATCTGATACCCTAAAGGTAATAAGAATATGAACATCGCCTGTAAATATGTTGGGCCAATGGCAGATTTTAGCGGTTATGGAGACGCAAATAGGAATTTTATTTACGCTCTACATGAGGTTGGCGTAGATTTGACGGTCGAGATACTTTCTTACAGTGGCAATGTAACCAATTATTTTGGGGAAAAATACAAAATTATAAAAGACCTGGCCAACAGAAATATAAACTACGATATTAAGGTTATTCATGTTCCTTGCGATTCTTATCTTAAGTTTTTAGAGCCTTGTAAGTTTCATATTGGGCATTTATTTTGGGAAACAGATAAGATGTCGCCCGAGTGGGTCTGGAACTGCAATTTGATGGACGAGATTTGGACTGGTTCTGAGTATAACAAGAAAGCATTTGAAAATTCTGGTGTCCAGAAGCCAATCTGGGTTTTCCCCCAACCAATAGATACTGGCATAAATATTGAAAGTTATAAACCCTGGAAAATTCCTGGCCATGAAGGGTTTTTGTTTTATTCCATATTCCAGTGGATAGAAAGAAAAAACCCCAAAGCTTTAATCGAGGCCTACCTCAAAGAATTCAATAAAGATGAAAAGGTGGGACTCTTGATAAAAACCTACAGGGAAAAATTTTCATTAGACGAGAAAGAAATGATAATTGGTCAAATACAACAATGGAAAAGAGAAGTGGGTAAAGAGGATGCCCCCCCAATTTACCTGAGCATCGAACTGATGGACCAAGAAGATGTATTTAGGATTCATAGGACTGGGGATTGCTTTGTCTTGCCACACCGTGGAGAAGGATGGGGGAGGCCAATTGCTGAAGCGATGCTCTTCAAGAAGCCCGTTATTGCCACCAATTGCGGAGGAATTCATGACCATCTGCCAGAAGAAGTTTATCTGTCCTTGTCATATAAATTGACAAATGTCTTTGGAATGGAGTTTGCCCCCTGGTATAGGGAGAATCAAAAATGGGCCGATATAAGCGTTGATGAGCTAAGGAGAAAAATGAGGTGGGTTTTCGAGCATCGAGACGAGGCAAAACAAATAGGCGAAAGGGGCTACGAATTTATTAAGAGAAACTTCTCTTATGAAGCAGTGGGAAGGATGCTTAAAGCCAGACTAATTGATATCCAAAGAATGATTGAAGAACAAAAAAAGAGAGGGATAAAATGGCTATAAAGAAAAGGAGGTTATATGAGAGAGATTAAATTTAGAGCCTGGGACACAAAAAGAAGAATAATGTTGCCAGAGTTTGATATAGTAGATGCGATGACAGGTTCAATCGGAGATGTTCCTGAAAATTTGATATTTTTACAATATACAGGACTTAAAGATAAAAATGGGAATGAGATTTATGAGGGAGACATTTTGGCAACTAAAGGGTATAGAACCAATAAATATATTTATCCAAGAGTAGTGGTATTCGATGAGTTTGGTGTGTCCACCGAACCTGGGAGCGGCCATGAAACAGTCATTGGGTGGGGAATGAAAGATGAAGAACTTGGCGAGATTGAAAATATAGATACTAGACTTGAGGTAATTGGCAATATTTATGAAAATCCTGAATTATTGAAATTAAAATGACTAAGGATAAGATGAAAAAACTTCTTTATATGAGTTGCCACGAGATACTTGAGTTTCAGGAAGTAAGCCTATTCGTCGAGTTAGGATATGATGTTTATTCTATGGGTGCTTACTCTAATCCAGCTCAAGCCGGAATTCTAAGGCCCGCAATCCCTGGAGCGAAACCTCATCCTCAACTACATGCTGTTTATCTCCAGTCTTCTAAAGAAAATATTCATCAGGAATTAGTCGACTGGGCTGACCTTATCGTAATGATGCATAATTCAAGGGTAGATGTTGTTGACCATCCCCAACCTTGGCTTGGGTCTACCAGAGTTAACTCCGAAGGCAAAACGGAAGATAACTGGGAGAAACTGAAAAAGAAACCTGTCATTTGGAGAAGCATAGGGCAGTCGACAAAGGAAATTGAAGAGTCACTCAAGCCTTACAGGGATGACGGGCTTAAGATTGTTAGGTATTCGCCAAAAGAGAAGACAATCCCCAGCTACTGCGGGGAAGACGCAATGATTAGGTTTTACGAGGACGAAAACGAATTCAAGGGTTGGACTGGGGAAAAGAAGCAGGTAATCACGATAGCCCAATCAATGAAATCCCGAGGAGATGCATGCAATTTTAGAGCTTTTCTGGAGGCGACTGAGCCTTTTGAGAGAAGGCTCTTTGGCCCTGGGAATGAAGATGCTGGTTTAATAGGGGGGCAATTGACTTATGAGCAACTTAAACAAGAATTAAGAACTTCCAGAGTATATTTTTACACCGGAACACAGCCTGCTTCATATACTCTAAACTTTATCGAAGCACTGATGACTGGCATTCCCATAGTAGCCATAGGCAAGAGCTTTTACAGGCAGTTTCCAGACCAAGATACTTATGAAGTCCCAGAAATAATTAAAAATGGGGAAAATGGGTTTGTCTCCGATTCTATTGAGGAGTTACAGAAGTATATCCAGCTCTTAATGGATGATTACGAGCTGGCAAAAAAAATTGGAGAGAATGGAAGGAAGACGGCAATTGAGCTATTTGGGAAAGAAAAGATTAAAGAAGAGTGGCGTTTATTTCTTGAGAGAATTTTAAATAATGTTAAAAGCTAAAAAGAAAGGTTAGCTTATGAGCAGAGCTTGCTTCTTGCCGGCCGCAGGTGACCCTTTCGTCGCCTTGCTTGCCATTAGGTTTTTTCAAGAGCGCTGGTATGACGAGGTTGATGCCTTCTATGTCAATTACAATAATCATGTCCAAGTCCCTAAAGAGGTAGTGGCTGAGTTTTGTTCAAGAGTAGTCAAAGACCCCAAAATCCACCTAATTTACCATCCGCAAGGCGTCGGCAGTGGGGCATCAATCACTGAAATGACCTTACTTTCTAAAGAGGACCTGATGATGCTTCTGGAAGAGGACGGCTACATCTTCACGCCTGGAGCCGTTGACGAGTGCTTTCGGAAAATCGAAGCTGGATTGGTTGATGCCGTCGGTTCTCCCAGGTTTGCTTGCGACCAGGAGGTAGCCGAGGCAATAAAAAAGAAATACGGATTGAATTATAGTAGCCATGATAAGTATGAAGATAAAGGGCCAAACTACTGGCCAAATTTCTTCTTCTGTAAGCGTAAAGACCTATTGAGAACTGATTTGGATTTTGGCAGCCATACTTGGCGGTCAGGAGAGTATTGCCAAAAGTTAGACCACACTTTCAGGGTTACCAGTCATGGGGACACTTTTGTTTGGGCTTGTATTCAGTTGCGGGCTTTGGGATTGAGATTTCTGGATGTTCCCCAGCATCACGCCGACCCATATGAAGCAGAGAACAAAGAAAACAAAGAAATGAATTGGCGAGGCGAACCAATGAAATGGATTCATGCTGGTTCCTTGTCGTCAGGTTGGGGTAGCTATCTTTCTGGAGTCATTCCCGATGTTTCTGATGAGGTAGTCAAAAGGGGGATGGAAACAAGGGTTGCCTTTTGGACGATTGCTTCGGATGTTATTGACGGATTCACGGAGTTTAAAAAAGAATACAAAAGGGGCATTGAGAACTTGATTATAGGGGCAAGTTTAAACAGAGGAAGAATAAATAAAAAAGTTAATATCTATCGGGAGTTGTTAAATGTCTGAAACAATGATATAAACATGATTAGGGTGCTGGCAGATTTTCATCATGATGGGCTTTACCACTCTCTTCAGCTTCTTTTCGAAAGGAGGCTTGGGTGGAAGCTTTATCGGCCTATTGGTCTTGAGTGGCAACAACAAGGATACTGGAAGATTGCCGAGCCTTACGGGAATAATCCAGAAACGATTGCCCAGTATTTAGAGATAAGAGGAAATTATATCCCTCAAGATGGGACAAGGCCTTTAAATGAGGTTAGGCGAGCCAAGGAGGGGTATTTTGAGGTATATGCTCCTTATGGCAATCATAGGGCAGTTACCTTGGAGCAGTTTAAAGAAATGAGATTCGATTTCATTGTTCCTACTTACTTGCCTCATTATCACACTTTTACTGAATTAAGGAATAAGTATCAGCCTCAAGCAAAAGTGATTTGTCAAGCGGGGAACGACTGGCTGTCGGCGGTTGACTGGAGCGAAGTCAAAAACCTGATGGCCGCATGCGCCTCCATTCCCATTCCATCAGGGGTAAACGCTATCTTTTATCATGAAGAGTTCGATATAAGTGTTTACGGGCCAACTTTCCAAGAGCCAAAGAAAGTGATTCGCAGTTTCGTCAATACCTTGGGCCAAGCGGAACTTTTCAAAGAAGATTGGAAGACGTTTTTGGAGATGGAGAGGCTCCTTCCTGAATTCAAATTCGAGAGTTACGGCGCTTCCTGTAGGGAAGGGGTTGTTACTGGTGATGAGGCGATAGCCAGACTAATGCAAGAAAGTGCTTTCGGTTTCCACTTGAAGACTGGTGGGGATGGAATGGGTCTTGTTATACATCAGTGGTTTGCTTGTGGGAGGCCGCCGATTATTAGGAGGTCCCAATATAAGGATTGTTTGGCAGGGCAACTGATGATTGATGGGTTGACTTGCCTTGATTTGGATGGTAGAACAGCCGAAGGGAACGCTTTGAGAATTAGGACTTATGCCAACGATAAAAAGGAGTATAATAGATTATGCGAGAACGCCTATAAGAGATTCAAGGAAGTGGTTGATTTTGACAGGGAGTTTGAGGCGATTAGAAGTTTCTTGGAAAGGGCAATATGAGAGAAGGAAGAAATGAAAAAAGGAGGTGAAAAGAATGGCAATTCTTAAGGCATTTGTTCCAAAACTCAAAGTTGCCAGGAGATGTGACGGCTGCGGGATAATCGTTGGACCGGACGCACCGCTTAAAACAGGGCTCGAAGTAAGAGAAGGACCAATCATTGGGTTTTTCCATTCAAGACAATGTTATGAGAAAGCGAGAGAAAAGGCAGAGAAAGGAGGCGATGCCAAATGAGCAAAGAGACAATACAAGAAGGGCTCGGATGGCGAGTATCTGATGCTAGGGCAGATTTCGAGGCGCTGACGATAGAGTTAGTGAGGCATATGGAGAGAGAAGGAAGAGTCGTTGCTGACGGTAAAAAAGAAGGCAGCAAAGAAGACAAGAAAGAAGGTGATAACAAATGAAAACATATAATCTAAGCAAGGAGGACCTTGAGTATTTGCGCCCCTTGGAAGCGGTAAGGCAAGCGCTTGACTCGGAAATAAAAATTTACTTAAGGACGGTCGTTTGCCCAAGAATGGGGATTAAGCCAGAACAAAGGATAATATATAATTTACCCGAGGGGACCATTGAAGTTGAAGAAATTATAAAAGCGACCAAAATACCAGAAGCGAAGAAAAGATAGAAAATGAACGACAATTCTCAACGGAAGAACCGAAAAATATTAGAAAAGAAGGCTGGGAGGCCTACTGTAATAACTGAAGACGTTATCGCAAAATTAGAGGCGGTAAAAAAGCTTGGGGTTAGCAACGAAATAGCTTGTGATTACGCAAATATCCACCCGGCGACCTACTACAGACATTTGGAGTCTGACGAAGATTTTGCGAGAAGAATGAGAAGCGCCGAGTATTTTGCCAACATAGCTGCCAGGCAGGCGGTTGTTAAAGCAATCGTTGAAGATAAAGACGTCAAGGCTGCTCAATGGTGGCTTGAGAGGAGGGACAAGGATTTCAGCGGGCAACCTCAACAGGTCGTTCAGCAGGTTAATATAATCCAACAACTTAAAGAGAAATATGTCGAAGATTAACTATAAAGCGTTTATTGAAGACAATTTCGATATCATAGACAAAAAAGGGCAACGAGTCCATTTCATTTTAAATAACATCCAAAACAAGATTCTTGAGGAACTTTCCGGGAGGGACATAATACTCAAGGCTCGACAAGAGGGGGTGTCAAGCCTGATACTGGCCATATTTACCGTTGATTTCATTCTTCTTGACAATTCAAAGAGTATTTGTATTTCCCATGAGCACGGAATGACCCAAAAGCTTTTCGACAGGGTAAAGTTTTTCATTCGCTCATTTGAAGAGAAGAATGGCTTCAAGTTGCCTCTCCGTTATAATTCAAGGACAGAGATGGTCAATGAAGCGAACAATGCCTATTTCTATATAGGCGCCGCCGGAGCAAGGGAGTTTGGAAGGGGAGAGACCTTGACAAATGTCCATTTCTCAGAATTTGCCAGGTACCCTGACCCCGAGAAGATTTACCTTTCCGCTTCTCAGGCTGGGAACCCAAAACTGATTGTCATCGAGACTACAGCCAATGGCATTGGAGACTTTTTCTACCAGATGTGGTGCGATGCCCAGGAAAGGAAGAACAACTACAAGCCCCATTTCTTTGGCTGGCAACATCATCAAGAATACAGATTGCAAGTGCCAGATTCGTGGCAATTGAATTTGGAGGAACAAGATTTAATGAACCGCTACCAATTGACAAAGGAGCAGTTAGCTTGGAGAAGGGAGAAGATGAAAGAATTTATGACAGAGGATTCTTTTCGGCAGGAATATCCTCTCTGTGTTGGTGGTAAGACTTGGATAAGCGATGAGGGAGTTTTTCGTGCAGAAGATGCTCCGAACAAAATTGATAACGGAATACAAAAGTTATTTATTATTAGCACTCAATCTGGAAGACAATTGGAGGCAACTGAATATCATCAGATTTTCAATGGTGTTGAATACAAAAAAGTTAAAGATTTATTATCAGGAGATACAATTGCATTATTGCCACCAAAATTTAATAAAAAAATAGTTAAAGTTCCAATCAATCTACTTTTACCAGGCGTAAAAACCGAAGTTAAAATCGATAGGGACTGGGCTAGGTTTTTAGGAATTTATATGGGGGACGGAAGTATCTATGGGGGTAATGGTCAGGCTTATGTTTTAAGTATTGTCTGTGATAAAAAAGATGAGGCTGTAATTAGCGAAGTTAAGAGACTTTTCCAAAAGTTGTTTGGGAATTATCATGAAAGAATAGTCGGGAGCAAAAGGGGTGGCGTTGAGGTAAGAGTCCATAATAAGCACCTGAAGGAGCTGTTTTTGAATTTGGGCATAGCCTATGAAAATAGTTCGGGGAAAATTAAAAGAAAGGTTTGTGTACCAGACTATATTGTTGAAAGTCCATCATATATAATTAAAGAATTTTTGAGGGGAGTTTTTGAGTCTGATGGTTTTGTTGGTTTTGGTCAACCAAGAATAGTATTGTTTTCAAAACATGAACAATTTTTGAGGGACATTCAATATCTGCTTTTGGGATTTAATATAACTTCTACAATACGGATTGCTGATAAAAAAGCTGGGGATGGACATAGATATACTGGAAGAGAATTACACTTAAAAGCAGCAGAAACTAAAAAATTCTTGAAAGAAATAGGTTTTATCTCTCAAAGAAAAAGTCAAAGACTGTTTTCTTTTCCAAGAAAAGGGTGGAATTATAACAAAATAGAGTTTAAAGATACGATCAAGATTATTCAATACAAAGGCGAAGAAAAGGTTTACAACCTGACAACGTCAAAGGGCTATTATTCTGCAAACGGGATTTGGACACACAATTCACCAGAAGAGGCTTTTATATCCTCCGGAAGACCGGTTTTTAATACCTCGGCTCTTCAATGGTATCGAGAGAACAAGGAAATGGTTTGCCGACCTTTGAAGGTTGGGAACTTGGTTGGGTCCAAGCCACCAGTTTTCGAGGAAGGGATAGAGGGGTACTTGAAGATTTGGAAGATGCCAGAGCCAGAAGGTCAGTATGTAATTGGGGCTGACCCCTGTGAGGGGGTTTCCCAGGGGGATTTTGCTTGCGCCCAAGTCTTGGACAGAAGAAGGTTCGAACAAGTTGCTGTTTGGCATGGGCACGCCGACCCAGACGTTTTCGCAAAAGAACTGATAAAGCTTGGGTATTTCTATAATACGGCTTGGATTGCTCCAGAGAGAAACAATCAAGGGATAGCCACGATTTTGACAATGAGGGACTTGTACTATCCCTCGATTTGGATGAGGGAAAGGGTTGGGGAACTGGCTGACAGGCTGACTCCGGAGTTAGGTTGGGTGACGGACATGAAGACAAAGCCTTTAATGATTGCCGACTTGGCCGAGGCAATAAGAGATAAGAATATAATAATTCATGATGAGCAGACGGTCAACGAGCTTTTTTCCTATCAATATGACGAGGCTGGACATGCAAATGCCGCCAAAGGAGCTTATGATGATAGGGTTACTTCCTTGGCAATTGCCGTCCAGCTTTACAAGAGGGTCCCGCTAGACAAGGAATCTGAGAATGTAATTACTAAGGAAGAGGGACAGGAGGGAATCACTGGTCCACAAGACATGGTTCAGCCAGGAATGGGGCCAGAAGAATATTTCTAAAAATGAAAAAGAAGAAAAACGAGGAAACCATTGTTGCTGAAACGTTCTTGGAGCTCTTGAGGAATCTTGCGCCTGAGCTTTTTGAGATTGAGGCATTGAATAAGAAGTTCCTTGCCGAAATGGAGTTTGGAGAGATTCATATCGTCGAATACGTCAAAGGAGGAAAGGTTTGGAGGATAGAAGCAATGCCGAAAATTTCCAAGATGGTCAAGGATGAGATGGGGGCTTGACAAATCGTTTTCTTGATGTTAAGCTTTAACTAGCTCTCGAAGTCTTAAGAGAAGAACTCTAAGACCGAGCCGAAAGGTTTCGGTCTTTTTTTGTGGAATGAAAACTAAAATCAGGTCTCTAGACCAAATCAAGGCGGATGCTCAGAATCGCTTCGATCAAAACAAGGGCGTTCGTGGCCAGGTTACGAGGGCTGATATCCTTGAGGCTCTGGAGAACTTTGCTTCGCCTGAAAAAGAGAAAGAAAACATTGGAAAGTTCCTGGATGAACTTGGTTTCGTTAGTATGGAAGAAAAGAGAAAGATTTTAGACGACCTTGACAGTTACCAAGTTTCTTATAAAAGATGACGGTCGAGCTTGGGACGATCTTGGTTCTGGCTATCCTTTTCGTGGTTCGTGAGCTCCTTAGTTACTTCCAGACTAGGAAGCTTGAGGAGCTCCTGAAGGCAAGGGATTTGTCTGAATTTTATGGCGGGAAGAAGAAAAAATCTGTAGGGAAGAACCCGATTGCCAAGGAGGAACCGAACGAGATTCCACTTGACGAGACTAGGCCGTTTACTTTACCGAAGGAGTTTAATTTGGAGATTGAAGGAGAAGAGGAGCCGAGGAAGATAAGAATCTTCCCTGACGGCACACCCACTCAAGACTAATGGCAATTAGAAAAGAAAAAATCATCGGCAAAGAAGATAAAGAGAAAAAATA